TATAGAAAGATATACATATACGTCAAAATGCAATACAAACCAAAAATTCAATTTGGAGGTCTACCTCCCGTCGATGTCGACAAAAAGCGAAAGCAAAGAGCTGGAGCTCGCCAAGCGGTTAAGGAAGATGGGCTTGAGTCCAATACTTTCACTACCTATGACCACGAGGTTAAATTCGAGAACATCAAAGCGAACGTCAATGTTTGCCGTGTCAAAAATGACGACCCAGAGACAGGAGTCGGGGTTGCTAAAGGCGCGATATTGGCTGGCGTTCCGCTCACTGTCCCGAGCAATACGGCTGCCGCGACCACACATGCAATGAAGAAAAGGTGTGATTACAAACCTTCTCTTAAGAATATAGAGTCTTTCAAAAAGGGACATGACATCCTTATGTCAAAGTTCTTGAAGTTGGACACTATTCGAGTGGACAAAGATCTCATGGATGAGTACTTTGCCACATGTGCTCCCGGTAAGGCCAAGAGACTCTTGGAGGCGTTGGATTCTGCGCAGTGGAACAGTGAGATGGATACAAAACATGTGTTCGCGAAACAGGAAGTGCTCTTGAAGGACCATAAGGCACAGCCGCGCGTTGTCTACCAAGGAACAGATTTGTACAACGCGTTAACTGGTCCTGTTGTTATGGAGCTAAACAACAGGATGAAACAGGTCTTTTCAATGTCTAACCCCCTCAATACCGGCAATGTCGCACTTTATGCGTGCGGGATGCGTGGGGAAGAACTTGGGGAGATCATGGAGCAAGCCAAAGGGAATCCTATTGAGAGCGACGCAAAGAACAACGACGGAAGCCAACCGAAAGAACTTCGCAAGTATGAGGCGATGTTCTATCTGAAAATGGGAGCCCCGGAATGGTTCGTTAGGGAGTTTGCGCGCACGACACGAGTTAGGGTGTGGACCCGGTATGGGATCTGCGCCCCTATCGATGGTGAGCGTTGGTCCGGTGAGACAACGACCACCACCGGCAATTCGTACACGCATATGGCATTGATGCAGGCTGCGCTGGAGCGCGCCTCCGTCGAGAACTCCACAAACGTCCACGGAGGGGACGACTACCTGGGATTTGTCGTGGGTGACGAGTTGAAGTTCAAGGCTGAGGTTGAGAAGGTCTTCGATGACACTGGAATGGTCGCCGAAGTTGTCCCTCAGACCAACCGTCATTTTGCCACTTTTTATAGAAAGAGGTATATCCGAGGCACCATTGGTTGTCGTCCCGTCCCACAATTCGGGCGCGTGTTGGCAAAACTTAACTTGAGGCCTAACAGGAATACTCAAGTTAATGATCGTGATTACATGAGCGGCAAATATTTGTCTGCCGCTTATGAGCATCGGCACGTGCCTGGTATAAAGGATCTTCTGCTTGCCACTAGTTCTAGACTTTCCGATAACCCCTATCTCGATGTGCGCACATCAAAACTCAAAGAGATGGGTGGTCGTGATAGCGTCCATGACTTAGTTGCTGGTACTCGAGAGCATTCAATCGCTGATTTTTCGTCTTATCTTGATGAAGTCTACGGCATAAATTACAACGACCTTTTCGATACTTATGAGCGCGTCTCCCAGAGTTGTCTTGACTACTGTGAGGGATGGACTTATGTTGGAAAGGACGGCAAAGTCGTTAATAAGAAAGGTAATTCGAGGTACATCGCCCCAAAGATGTCCGGCGATACAATCGACGCGCTGGTACGCATGGATGTGCAATGAGCAGAGGTACTGACCGCTTGGGACATGTGAGTAGCAACACAACACAGACCCAACAAGA